TTAAACGAATTTCCAATAGATTTTTATAGAGTCGGGTTCAGGTAATATCTCAATACGCTTAATTAAAGATTGAACTAACTCACGTTTGAGATTATGATTGAGATTATCTATGTCAGCGAACTGATCTAATATATCTTTAGTTTCACTTATAGATAATTTATCAGGCTCTTGTAACTTTTTTTTGCGAATATCAATTACTAATTCGATCTTTTCCTTTGCTTCATATAAAGGTTTAATTCTATCACCGATCTCCGTAATCGGGATAGTTCCTATCGTATAAAGCTCCATCAATTTATCAATTTTGCATTGAGTATCAGCAAGTTTATTTTTCAATATTGTTAACTCTACATCCTCAACTTTTTTTTCGGACTCACTATTAATAATTTGTTCTAATCTATCAGGATTAAGTTTTAGCTTTTTAATCTCGTCTAAAATAACCTTATCAAGCTTGTCAACTCGGATCGTTGGATTTTTACAATAATCAGCTTTTCGCATTGCTTTATTACCGTCTCTTGTATAGCATTTATAATATACATAAGATTCCGTACTTTTAATATATTTACCTGTGGTTTTATCTTTGCGTCTTTGAGTAGATGCGAAATATCTAGCTCCGCAATTACCACAAAACAATAAACCTGTAAGTAAATATTTACCTTTAAATGGGGAACGATAGTGATCGGACCATTTACTAGATATCTCTTTATATCTTTTCTGGACTTTTTCAAACGTATCAATATCTATAATCGGTTCATGAATACCGTCATACTCAACACCTTTATATTTTATTTTTCCAATGTATATACGATTTTTTAAAATTACACCTATCTGTTTCGCTGTACGGTAACTAGAATATCGGTTTGTAAAATGTTTGCGTATATACATAAATATACTGTATATGCTCTCACCCTCCAAGTACATTTTATACATAAGTCTAACCTGGTAAGCTTCATATTCATTTATAACTAATTTACCATCTACAAAGTCATAACCAATAGGCGGGTTGGCTCCACCTCGCCAATAGCCAGCTTTTGCACGTCCTACATGACCCATAGCCAGGCGTGTTTTTATGTTTTCACGTTCTAACTGTGCGAATACGGATAAGATACCGATCATAGCTCTTCCGAACGGAGTAGATGTATCAAAGTTTTCTGTCATGCTAATGAAATCCACATTGTTAGGTAAAAACTCCTCTTCGATCAGATATAATGTATCTTTCTGTGATCTGCTAAGACGATCTAATTTATACACTAATACAAGATCAATCTTCCCTTTATGTATATCTTGTAATAGCTTTGTTAAGCCAGGGCGATTGATATTCGATCCAGTGAAACCAGGATCAATATATTTATTATAAATAATCCAATCTTTTGCATCACAGTATTTTTCAAGGCGTTCAAGTTGTTCATCGATCGAATAACCATCGACCTGAATATCTGTAGATACTCTTACATACAATGCTACATTTAAAAATCTCATAATAAAACCTCCTTTGTATTTTCATAACAGAATAACCAAAAAATCTTTAATTCCTTATAAATATTATTTTTCTTTATTTTTTTACTTTTATATACTATATATTTATTTCTATTTAATAATAAAAATATAATTATGTTATAGTAGTAGAAGAATATATAAAATTTATTGATTTTTAAAAATGAAAATTCGAATATTACAAAAATATTTTTGAATTTTCGATAACAAAATGTATAACAAAACCATAACAAAATCACATTTCTAAAGTTTGGTTTTGTTATTCTTAAAAATTGTTTTTGTTATGGTCTTAGTTTTTGTTATACATTTTGTTATGGTTTTTGTTAATCGTGCAACTCGAATATTACGCGACGTCTTAAAGCGAAATTATCCATATTCCAATCAATTAACGGTATATCGTTGGATAGGTTGAGATTACCTTGTAATAATTGCAATGCGAACGCGTTAGCTTCTAATTCTATAGTACCAGGTTCTACCAGCGGACTATCTAAAAATACACTGTCAATATCATGATGTAAGACCATGTGTCCTAGCTCGTGAGCACATACGATAATTTGTTCTTCATCGGTTAAATCATCGTTGATATAAATTAGATCCTGATCTAAATATGTGTGATAAAATCCATTAATTCCTTTTAATGGGACTTTTAATATTATCGCGTTCATTTCTTTAGCGATCCTAAATGGGTCCCTGGTATTATATTTCTGTACCAAATCTTTTACAATTTTATAAAAATCAAATATTTTAAACACCCCTTTATTTCTTTTCGGATTTACGTCTTGCGATTTCCATACCTACTTCCATCGCGTCCAGTATGGATTGAATACTTTCCTCATCTGCTGGTTTTCCATTAAACATTAACGCATGATCAGTTAATAATTGTTTTTTGGTCCTAGCTAAAATATCGTTGACTTCATGTGTTTCAATTTCTTTTTTAATAGGTTCGTTATTAGTAATATATTCAATAGTGCCATTGGCTAATGCGTCAGCGCTAATATGTAACGCGTCACATATTTTTAAAACATTAGATAAAGTAGCTTTATTAATTCCTCTTGTAAAAATACTATTTAATGTAGAATAAGGTATATTATTAATAATAGTAAATTCACGTATTGAACTATATTGTTGCAGTATAAGATTTTTTAATTTATTTTCAATTGTCATATAATCACCTCAACTATATTATAATATCATGTTTGTGAAAATTCAATAACTATTTTCGAATTTTCGAAAATAGTTTTATACAAAACTTAAGAATATAACGAAAATTCGAAAATAATATTGACATTAACGAAAATTCGGGTATACTTGTAAATATGATTAACGAAAATTCGAAAATGAGTTTCGAAAAATCATTAAGGGTTTTTATTAATTACACAGATTAAATTTATAGCTGATAAATCGGGTTGCAACCGAAATATAGAACTAGGAGGTGATAGTATGTATCCGAATGTTGAAGCGGAAAAAGCAAGGACAAAAACCACATTGGCTATTATGGCTAGCGATCCTCGTATCAACTGTACTGTTAGTACACTGAGTCTTAAATTAAACGGTAAGGCTCCGCTTACATTTAAAGAAGCTGTAACTATTAAGAATATTCTGAAAAGCGATTTACCGCTCGAAGAATTATTTGAGGAGGCGAGATGATGAATGTAATTCATGTGTTAGCAGACGGAACAATAAAGAAAGATTTAACAGGTTATGAGATAAACTCATCTAATGACGATTTTTATCGTGTACTTACAAAGATATGTAGGAGTAGCCGAAATGAAGAGAAAAACCAAAACGAAAATTAAAAATGTTACTTTAAAAATCTTAGCGAGTATATCCGGAGCTAATATATTATTGTTTGTGTCATTGCTCGACAGTGATATGATCTATAGAAATTTAATCCCGTGGATCATTGTTAATGGTATTAGTGCTTTATATTTATGTGTATTGATATACGCTAACGGTTGAATCTATAATACGGATTTTTACTATTAATTAAAAAAAAGGAGGCTTAAACATGATTAAAAAAATGAAACCAGGTGACGCTGTCGCTATTATCGAAGATGGAGTAATTAAGAAAGGTATTATCACAAAGGAATTTTATTTCCGAAGTGATCAGGTTATCGTAAACTTTAATGGTACTCTTAAAAAAGTACTGCTTAAGGATTTAGCGAAAATTGAGAATGACACTGTTGAAAAAGAAAGTGATACAATCGAAAAAGAGGACGATTGTAAAGAGACTCCTAAACGTGGATTAAAACCTGAGATTAGCATATCACGTAAAGATTATGAAGAAAAAACAGCTGAAATCATAGCTAAAACATTAGGGCCTATGGGAATATCAGGATCTGAATATATACCTGTTGTAACATTAATCATGTCTATGATTACAACTGAATTATTTAAAAATGAGGTTGACGAATGATAAAACTATATCATCATCAAGAAGTGGCGCTGTCATATATGAGATCTAATAATTACTTCGCACTCTTTATGGAACAAGGTACAGGTAAGACATTAGTCGGACTGTTTAGAATCCTAGACCTACTAAAAGCTGGATACATAGAAACGGCTTTAATAGTTGCTCCTAAATCTGCTCTTGGAGCTTGGGAGAGAGATATTGACCTATTCGACGAATTAGATCGAGAAATCTTAAAAAATGGTATTACTCTTATCAACTACGACAAGGTTTGGAGAGGAGATAAGCAGAGTCCTTATAATAAAAAATGGGGATGTATCATATTGGATGAGGCACATTGTATAAAGAATCGTACAAGCCGTAGATCGAAGTTTTTACTTAAAGTTGCAACATTATCCGATTATAGATATATCTTAACAGGTACACCGATTGGGAATGGACAGCTCGAAAACATCTGGTCTTTGTATTGTTTCTTAGATCCTTATATTGAGCGCGGTTATCCATATTCCAGGATATTCGGTGGATCATACCGAACGTTCCAGGATCGATACTGTATTCTTAATATGTATCATAAACCAAGTAGTTATATACACGTGAAAGAATTACAAGATATCATTAACGAATATAGTTATCGTGTTAAAAAATCAGATTGCTTGGATTTACCGGACAAGCTACCAGATGAAATAATCAAGGTTGATCAGTCGGAAAAGACACTTTATAAAAAGTTGGCTACTGAGTCAGCGTTATTGGAGTTGGACGTACTGGCAGAAAATCCTTTAAGTCGTCTTGTTAAATTACGTCAATTATGTTCAGGCTGTATTAAATTAGATACGGGAGAAATAAAAGAAGTAAAAACCGAAAAATTAAGTATCTTACAAGAATTACTAGAGGGATACGAGGACGACAAAAAGATCGTTATTTTTGCGGAGTTTAAATATTCAATCGGTAAAATAGGAACATTACTTAAGAAAATGAAAATTAAGTATGTAACATTAGATGGTGATCAAAAAGATAAAACGATATGGAGAAAATTTCAGACTGATAAAAAGATCCGTGTTATCGTTTGTCAATATCAGACTGCCAGCGCCGGTATAGATCTTTTTGCGAGTGATACGATTATATATTACGAACCAACGTTAAGATCGAATACACTTGAACAGAGTCGTGATCGTATACATAGGACGGGACAGACTAATAAATGTAGCTATATCCACTTGCTCACAAAAGGGACAGTTGAAGTAGATATATACCGAGCGTTAGCTGGTTATTCAGATTTTAGCGAAGCTCTTTTTACGCGATATATGGAGGGTTACAGAAGATCATACAATAATTAAGGAGGATAACTGATGAAACATATTAGTATTAACGGAGCGAAGAAGCTCAACAATTTAGAAAGACAATTGCACTTAAAAAATGGTGCTTTGATTTTCCAAAAAAATAATGGAGAAGTAGTAAACGTATACATGGTCGTATCTTTTAGAGATAACAAGAATAGATACAGAGGTGATGCTACAGCTAAATATTGTAGCCTGGTAAATCTTGATACTGGTTATTTCGCATTTGAAGAGCGTTGTAGTCGTAATACAACAGTAAGACGTGTATTAAATCATCTGTTAAATATTGGTTGTGCTGACTACGCTTATAACGCATCTATTTCTACAGAGAAATACGGATCTTATGACATTGAATTATATTATGTTGGAGAATATTCTTTAGATATTTCTTATACTAAAGTTAACGAAAATTCGTAAATTTGAGGTGACAATATGAAATATTGTGAATTATGAGGTTGTATTATGGATGATAATCACGATGGCGATATTTGCGAGTGTTGCCTCGATGATATGAGGGGAGAGGATCCGTCGTAATGAATATTTATATATATGATATTGAGGTTTTCGCTTACGATTGGATCGTAGTAGCTAGGAGACCAGAGGAGGGATCACCGTATACAGTAATACATAATGATAATTACCATTTACGAGAGTTCCTTAATAACGCTCCGGATATTCTTGGAGGTTTTAATAATAAGCATTATGACGACTACGTAGTTATGGTAATGTTAAACGGCGGATCGAATGTTGAGGTAAAACGCTGTAATGATTTTATTATTAACGGTGGTAAGCCATGGGAGTTTCCTTTTATACAATATCAAAAGAAACCGTTTAAATCGTTTGATTTAAGGGATGATATCGCTGATCCTGGTATAAGTCTTAAGGCAATCGAGGGAAATCTTAAATTACCTATAGTAGAATCATCTGTACCGTTTGATATTGATCGACCTTTAACACCTGAGGAATTAGAGGAAGTTATACGGTACTGTAAATACGACGTAGACTCTACAGTTCGTCTTTACTGGGAACGTAAAAAGAACTATCTTGACGCTAAGATCCTCGCTGGCAGTATCTACGGGATCGATCCTCTCGACGCCCTGGGTTATACTAACGCCAGGTTATCAGCGGAGGCCTTAGAGGCTAAATATACAGAGCGATACGACGAACGAGACTATGTAGTACCAGAGAAATTACCGAAAGACAAGATACCTAAAATAGTTTTGGATTTCTTTTTACAGATACAGGATAAGAGTATTCCAGACGCTAAGTTATTCGGAGCTGGTAAAGGATCTAAAGGTATGACGCTTGATTTAATTCTAAGAACGGGTGGTGGAGAGTGTCCTGTTAAATTTGCGTGGGGTGGAGTACACGGAGCGCCTCCATGTATTACAATTGATAGCGACGACGAATATCTTTTATTTATGGACGACGTAGGTAGCCTATATCCGAACTCTAAAATCAATTTTGGTTATTGTAGTAGAAGTATGAAGGATCCAGGCGCTTATCGAAAACTCGTAGAGTTAAGATTAGATTTTAAGGCTAAAGCTAAAAAGGTTAATAAGTTAGTTGCTGAGGCTTTAGGAGCTAACTGGTATATGGATTATTCTTACCTAGACGAAAACGGCGACAGCCACTTAGACTTGAACAAGTTAAAACGAGAGGTTAAACAAGATACTTATAACCGTATTGAGGAGTATTTAGATTACGACGCTAAACAAAGTAGTCTAAAGTTAATTATTAACACTTGTTACGGTGCTATGTTATCGACTGGTAATGGTCTTAATGATAGACTCCATGGTCGTAGCGTTTGTATTACTAATCAATTATGTATGGCGATTTTAATAACTATGTTATCCGAGGAATGTAAAACCATATGGTTTTTTAATATAAATACCGATGGTATCGGTTATAAAATCCATAAGAGCGAGGTTGAAAAAGTAGATAGTATTATAGCGAAATGGTGTAAAATAACAGGTTTTACAATGGAGCGTACGATCTTTAAGAAGTTTATACAAAAGGACGTTAATAATTATATAGGTATTACTCCAGACGGTAAATTTAAAACTAAAGGTGGGTATGTATCACTCTATAAAGGTGGTAGCTTTAAGACTAACTCGCTAAGTATCATACATAAAGCGATTGTCAATAACCTTGTAAAAGGAATAGATCCGGAGGTTACGATCCGAGAATGTACCGAGGTTACAGCGTTTCAACAGATTATAAAGACAGGGGGATCTTATAAGGGATCTTACCACTACGTCGATGGTGAACGCGTGGAAGTCCAAAAGGTTAACCGAGTATACGCCGTTAAAGATCCACGATACGGCCAAGTAGTTAAGGGTAAGTGGATTACTGAGAAAAGAAAAAAGAATAAAGTTACTGGTAAAATGGACTCGATCCCAGTCGATCCGCCTATATGGTCCGAGACTGTTATATCCGAATGTCCAGAACATTGTTTTATCGATAACGAGAATACGCTTACGATAGCTGATCTCGATTTAGATTATTATATTGATATGGCGAAACGTCGTATTGATAAATATATAAATATAGATCGTACGGTATCACGCAAGATCGCTAAAATAAAAAAGGAGGTTGTTATAATGGCAACAACAAAAGAAACACAGGATCCACACGTTATGAACGTGTATGGAAAACTTATTGAAGCTCGTAAAAGATTTCTTGACGCGGGTGTAAAGAAAAAAGGCGTGAACAGATACGCCGAATTTAAGTATTTCCGTTTAGATGAAATTATTCCAACTAAACAGGAAATCTTTAGAGAGGTTGGACTCGCTGACATTATTACATTCGGTAATGAAGTAGCTACACTTACAATCTATAACGTAGATAATCCAGATGAATCGATTGATTTTATGAGTCAGCTCGCACCTGATGAGAGTATGATCAAAAATCCAATTCAAAAAGTCGGAGCGATCCAGACGTATGTTAGACGATATCTATATCTACTCGCATTAGATATTATTGAAAGTGATGGTATCGAAGAGACAACGGATAAACCTGTAGAAGTGGAGGAAAAATCAGCCAAAACAAAGGTTAAAAAATCAAACCGACCAGCGACACCAGCGGAACGAGAAGATACAAAACAGGAATTGATTAACCAGGATGGTGAAGCAACTAAAACACAGCGTACTGCGATCAGCAACGGTTTAAAGAAACTGAGAGCGCGTTACATGGATGAGAATAAAGTAGTATTCTCTGAGGAATTAGAGGCTAAATATGATGATTACATTCGTGTTACTGCCAGAACTGTAAAAGCTGGTGTAACTAAAACTGAGGCTGAGGACATCTTAATTGATATCGGTAAAAAGATTGCGGAGGAATAAATATGGTAGTAGGTGATACAGTATATACCGTAAATAATAACACAAATAAAATAGACACGTGGGTTTATAACGGTACATTAACAATGGGTGGTAACACTCTTGTAAGTTTAGTAAAAGGTACGAAAACGTGCTTATTACCTCCGAATTGTGTATATCTTTCTAAGATGGAAGCTTTAGCAATCGCGGAATTATATAGCTAAATTTTTTTACAACAAATTAACGAATATTCGTTAAGAAAGGAGAAATAGTATGTATATTAACGCCATATCGTTAAAAAACGGTTTAAGACTTGCTTTTACAACTACATTACCTTACAGCGTAGACAAGTTAAAACCAGGGTGGAACATTGTAACAGATCTTAACAACGGTGCAACAATCAGCTTTATCGGAGCGGAGGTTGTGCACATTGGTAACCAGGATCTTGACAAGGTGGAAGATACTGAATCGAAAAAGAAAAAAGGATTTAGTACAAAAGTAACAGAGCAATAAAAGAAATAGGAGGCTTTATGGAATTTTTAAAAGATGGACGTATTAAGGTGGATCCGCCGAAAAAACCTAAGAAATTAACGGCTACAAGATTCGCTAGCATCTTAGGTTTTAATAAATGGAGTACACCATTTAGTGCCTGGTGTGAAATGACTCGTACATATGAAGAACCATTTGAAGATAATGTATATACGATCACTGGTAAAGTGATCGAGCCTAAAATTTGTGACTATTTAAGAGATCGCTATTTCATGGAGATTAAAAGTCCTACAGATGTATATGGTCCTGATTATTTTAAAAAGACATGGGGAGATTTCTTCCATGATCAGGAGGGACTCGGTGGAATGTGGGACTTCCTGGGTGACGACTTTGTGGTCGAGGTTAAGACAACAAAACGAGTTGAAGATTGGAAAGGATCAGACGGAAATGTCGAACCTCCGATCTATTACAAATTACAGGCTTGTTTATATGCTTATCTGTTAGGATTCGACAACGTAGTTATGACTTGTAGTTTCTTACAAGATAAGGATTATCAAGATCCTGAATCATTTGTACCTAATGTAGATAATACAGTTGTTGTCGAGTTTAAAGTATCTGAGGCGTATCCAACGTTTAAAGAATCTTACATCGATCCAGCTATGACATTCTGGAAAGAAAATGTATTAACGGGTATTTCGCCTGAGTACGACGAAAAAAGAGACGCTGATATCCTCAAAGTGTTACGTACTAAAACAATCAAATTACCTAAGACGGTTAAGAAAAAATCAGACGATGAGTCTTTAGATGATAAAGATTTAGTTCAGTTAATTAAAGAATCTGAAAAACTTCATGTGAAAATTGAACGCGACGCGGATAAGTTAACTAGAGCAAAAGAAAGAGTAGCTAATTATCAGGCTGATATTAAAAAATTAGATCTCATTGACAAAAAAATTAAAACGTTAATGAGTGAAGAAATTCCAGAGGGTGGTAAAAGATCAACGTTAAACGGTAAGAAATATTCTTATATGTGTACAAAAACTAAAGGTCGATTATCTCTTACGGATGATTCTTATAAGAAGATGAAAGAAGCCGGTATATACAACAAATATGTAACCGAAACGGTAAACGTTAAGCGTAAACCTGATGAAAAGGCTATGAGAGAGGCTAATATTTACGAAGATTACGCTGTACGAGGAGAAGATACTTATTCTATTAAGATCTCCCCTGTGGAGGTGTAATTATGGGGATTAGTGAAATTTTAACGATTATTTTTGTAACTATGAAGCTGTTAGGAAAGATCGAATGGTCCTGGTGGTTGGTGCTGTTACCGGAAATTATAGGTTTAGCGGTATACGTATTAATCGTAGTAAGTATAATTGTAAGTCACAATAGGACCAATAAACGCATGAATAAATATTTTAAAGATATGTTTTAGGGAGGTTTAACTATGAAATTTGAAAAGTTTTTAAAGCAGACAGGAACACACGGACAGATTTATACAAGAGATAACGGTGATAGTTGGCTTATCTGCGCTGGTGTAGGTATGAAAGTACCTCAGGGAATCGGTAACTTGCTCGGTGTTGGAGAAGTACCAGAACGCGTTGAAACTCTTGTAGAAACATTAATTAAAGCTGATACAGACGATAAAGTCGAACTGACAAAAGCAGTTTTAGATCATGCGGACGGTAAAGCGAGTGATATTATTCGCGTATTTACAGGAGAAAACATGATCGGTGATCGTATCGAAATCGGTATTAATAACTGTGATTTCGGATTACTTGAAAAATCTGATATTAACTTAGTTCAGGGTGAAATTGAAGAGAGTGATAAAAACACACAATACTTACTTGTATTAAATCGCTCAGGTGAGGAAGTCATCGGATTTATTGAAAGCGTATTTTAAGGAGATCAACGATGTTGTTATGTAGAGACTGTAAACATTGTGTAACCAAGGGTGTTGGATATGTATCTTTTCGTAGTTACTGTAAAGCTCTACCGCAGAAAGATAGAGGTATCGACATTACGAAAAAGACTGTGAATCCTAAGTGCCCGTTAAAAATAAATAGAATCAAAAAGGAGAACTAAGAACATGGCAAAAATGAAATTAGCAGAAAGCACATTTACATTGATTCCTGAGGGAACTACTACTTTTAAGGTCATGGAGGTAAATGACGAGAAATACGAAGATTACGGTAAATTGGAAGTCAAGTTACAGACAGCTAAGGGAGAAACACATATCGAAAGATTTACGTTGATTAAATCCAATGGCGAACTTAACGAGGGTGCATTAAAAGCGTGGTCTTACTTTGCTCGCACTTGCCTGAACAATTACAACGTTGATGAGATCGACACACAGGATATTGTAGGATGCTACATTACTGCAACAGTTAAACATGAAACTTACACACGTACAAAAGGTGATAAAGCCGGTACTGAGGGTACAAGTGTAAGACTGAATGATTATACTACAGCGAGTGGATTTGGAGATTCTACTACTAAAGCAGATGAACCGGCTGACGAAGAGGACGACCTGGACGATCTGGATTTATAAATGGCGATCAAACCTGAAACGAAATTACAGGATAACGCGATTAAGTATCTAAAAAGTAAAGGAATCTATCACTTAAATTTATACGGAGACGGCTTTTCTGGAAAAGGAAAGCCTGATCTCCTAGCTTGTATAAACGGTCGTTTTGTAGCGTTTGAATTAAAGGTCGGATCTAACGATATGCAAGACGATCAAAAGATTCATAAACGGCGGATCGAAAGATCCGGAGGATTACATTATTCGCCTTATACCTTAAACGAATTTATTAACATAGTGGAGGAATTAAAACGATGTTAAAAATACTAGAATTTTTTGAAAGAGGTGTGATCACATGAATAAAGAAAAGCGTATCGATAAGTATATTGATTTTATGCCAGTATCTTTAAGTGTTTTTAGTAAAGAATTAGATAAAATGGGATTTTTCGATTCACCAGCTTCTACTAAATACCACGGGGCATATAAAGGTGGTCTATTTGATCATAGTCTTTGTGTCGCTCAATCGTTGGTAGATTTAACAAATAAACTTAATCTAAAATGGAAACGTCCGATGAGTCCTTATGTTGTAGGTATGTTCCATGATTTATGCAAGTGTGACAATTACGTTAAGGATCCAACGCCGTACTCCGACGAGTGGATTTATAACGTAGATAGTATTCTTCCGGGTCACGGCGATAAGTCCGTAATCATGCTCTCAAAATATATAACACTTACGGACGAGGAAATCGCTTGTATCCGTTGGCATATGGGAGCATACGAAAAAGATACTACAATGTGGAATTATTACGGTAAGGCAATCGAGAAATATCCAAATGTTTTATATACCCACACGGCGGATATGATCGCTAGTAAGATATTAGGTGTGTGATAACCGAGAGGACGACCGGAAAGGAATTAAAATATGGACAAAAGAAAATTAAACGCTTCCGGTTGTAAAGATATGACAGCCTTTAAGGCGTTGCAAAATGTAACTAGAGAAGAAAAAGATAAAGTAAAATTGGAAAAATTACTTACAACAATCTTTTATATTTGTGATTTAGCTGGTTTTCGAATTGATGGACGTATTACATTTCAAGATAAGAAAACCGGGAAGATATGGAGGTAAAAAAAAAATATGTTTGCAATTTTCAGAAAATCATTGAAAAATGAACAATTATATGATTCATATCAGAAAGGATATGAGGACGGGAAAAACAGATGGTGTAATGGTGTACTTAAAAAGAATACATTTAATAATATCAGAAAAGCTATGGGATTTTCCCCAGTGATTAAAAAAGAAAATGAAAAACGTAACATGAAATATTGGGACAGAGTTACAGAGATTCAAAAACGACAAACCGAGAAAGGTATTAAAACTTATGGACAGATCTTAGAAGATAATACAGGTATGAGTATCAAGGAACGACTTGAATATTACGAGGAAGAACTCATTGACGCTCTAATGTATATCGAACACTTAAAGGAGGTTCTATAATGATCCAATGGATTGAGTACGACGACGTTTGGTTAAGTGTAAAAGGATCCGCTCGGACTACTGTTAATAAAAATGGTAATGGTGAATATCCATCGGATCGATGGAAAAAACAGATTTTACTTGCTGAACATAGTCCAATTCGAAAAATAAAATTTTCCTGGAAATGGATGAATTTAAAATCATGGGTGTCAGTACATTTTGTAAGACACTGGTTAGGAATCTTACATTATGTAAGTACACAGCGTACAGATCGTACGGGTGTGAATAGAGATAAGAGTACACAAGATACACCTGTTACACATGAATGTGAGGCTAACGCTCAGGCTCTTATAAATATTTCTCGTAAACGATTATGTAACCAAGCTTCACCAGAAACTAGGGAGGCCTGGCTAGAAGTTAAGACGGGAGTAAAAGAAGCAGATCCCGTACTAGCATCTGTTATGGTTAGAGAATGTATTTATCGTGGCTTTTGTCCTGAAATGAAATCATGCGGATATGTAAATACAGAAGCTTATAAAAAGGAGCTAGAAGAATATAGAAAAGTGAGGTAATAAGGATATGCAATATATAATATTAGACGGTAAAAAACCAACGCATGAATTTAAAGACGGTAAAGGTACAAAAACTAAATCTGAGGCTATGATATTTGATAATGTAGCGGTTATAGTTCCTAAAGGATATGTTGTATTAGACTTTGATACAACCTCAGACGCGGAGATTATGCTAAAGATCGTAGATGGTTTGGGCCTTAAATGTAAGGTTATGAAAACTACTCGAGGTATTCATTGCTGGTTTAAATCACCCGAAGATAATCCGAAAAACTTTATAAAAAATCGATTGGCCGTCGGTATATATTGCGATCGTAAAGCCGGAGGGCGTAATGCGTACGTTAAGATAAAACAAGACGGAAAAATGAGAGAATGGATCCGAAAAGTTAAAAGTGATGATATCCAGGTAGTACCTAAATGGTTATATTCTGTATCTGCGCCGTCCGGCAAATTTGCTTTTAAAGAAATGGGTGAGGGATCAGGTCGTAATCAAGAATTGTTTAATTACATAGTTTACTTACAGACAAAAGGATTTAACCGAGACGAAATCCGTGAAACAATCGAAGTAATAAATGATTATGTATTAGAGGATCCGTTACCTGATACTGAGATATCTACGATATGTAGAGACGAAGCTTTTAAGCCTGACGATGTGATCGCTGAACAAATAGCGAAAGCAGAAGATAAAAAAGCGGGATTTAGTCATAACGAGTTTGGTGATCAGCTCATTCAGGAATTTAATATTATCGAAGTAAACGGTACGTTATATGTCTATGAGGATGGTTATTACCAGGCTGACGATAAGATTATAGAAAATAAAATGATCGAGTTATACCCGGGAATCTTACAAAGACAACGAACCGAAGTGTTGGCGTACATAAGAATTAAAACACACGTTCAGGCGAGTGAATTAAAGGTTAATCCTTACATCATTAATCTTAAAAATACACGTTTGGATATTCGATCTAGTAAATGTTTAGAATTTAATCCAAGCGCGATCGAGTTTGATCGTATCCCGGTTGTATATGATCCATCTGCTTACTGTGCTGATCTGGACAAGATGCTAAACCGTGTTTTTTGTGGAGATCGTGAGGTTATCAATTTATTTGAGGAAATGTTGGGAGCGACATTACTTAAACATAACCGTTATCAGAAAGCGTTTTTGTTTTACGGATCAGGTAGTAACGGTAAATCTACAATATTAGATCTCGTTAAGACTTTCTTAGGACAAAGAAACTATTCGGCTTTAGCGTTAGAAAAAGTTACAGATCGATTCAATACTGCAGAATTAGAGAACAAATTAGCGAACATCGGTGACGACGTGGATAATGTAACGCTGAAAGATACGGGAACGTTGAAAAAACTGTTTTCAGGAAACGCGATCATGGTTGAACGTAAAGGTGAACGTCCATATATGATTGAACCTTACGCGACACATATTTATAGCGCTAACTCTATTCCTAGATCGTTTGACAAATCTGAGGGATTTTACAGACGTTGGTTACTTATCCCATTTAAAGCTAAGTTTACAGTAGACGATGAAGATTATGATCCAATGATTGAGGATAAAATCACAGAACCAACGGCGTTATCTTACTTATTAAATATTGGAATCAGGGGCGCGCAAAGGCTTATACATCGTGGACGATTTACAGAACCAAGATGTGTGATCGAAGCTCTTGAATCTTATAAAGCTGACAACTCTACCGTATTATCTTGGATTGACGATAAAGAATATAATGAGGATTATTTCTTAACCAATCCACGTGATGTACTATATTCCGAGTTTGTCGACTGGTGTAAAGTGTCCGGCATAAAGACATCTAATGTAACAGGTAAAAAGACATTCTTTAAGGAAGTAGCAAGTAAATTTGATTTCGAGGAGAAACCAAAGCAAAAAGCAGACGGAAAAAGATATTTTATCGAAAAAATATAAAGAGGTGGCACAAATGGAACATATTATACAATTCGGTGTAACTGTGGACGATGATTTAATAAGAAAAAGAATTATCGAACAAGCATCGGAAACAGTAGTAAAAGAAACAAAAAAAGAGTTAGGAGTAGATAGAAGTTATTATTCAGAAGAAAATGTAATTCGTCGACTTGTAGAAAAAGAAGTCACATTATTGTTTGATAAGCATAAAGACGCGATCGTAGAAGAAGCTGGTAAACAGTTAGCTAATAAGCTTGTTAGAACTAAAGCGGTAAAAGAACGTACATCTGAAATCTTAGATACAGTGTTAGGAGGTGGCGATAATGAAAGTGATTAAACGTAATGGAGTAGAGGTAGACTTTACTCCTGAAAAAATCAAAAATGCCATTTCATCCGCGAATGAAGAAGTAAATATAATGGATCAATTAACTGTTAGAGAGATTGAAATGATTGCGATCGGACTTACTAATACTTTTAAGTTTATGAACAGATCCGTGAGTGTTGAAGAAATTCAAGACGCTGTAGAACGTAGATTGATGTTATCGCGATCTCCTGAGGTTGCTCGTAAGTATATTCGTTATCGTTATGATCGCGAAAAAGCTCGTAAAGGTAATACGACAGATGATACGGTCCTAACATTAATTGAATGTAACAATGAGGAAATCAAACAGGAAAACAGCAACAAAAACTCTACAATTATACCAACACAAAGAGATTACATAGCCGGGGAAGTTAATAAAGACCTGACAAGACGTAAATTGTTATCAAAAAAAATTGTCAATGCTCACGATAAAGGTATCATTCATTTTCATGATGCTGACTATTTCGCCCAACATTCACATAACTGCGATTTAGTAAACATTGAAGATATGTTACAAAACGGTACGGTTATCTCAGGTACGATGATCGAGAAACCTCATAAATTCAGTACAGCTTGTAATATTACGACTCAGATCATTGCACAAGTAGCTAGTAGTCAGTACGGTGGACAGTCGATAACATTAGCTCATTTAGCTCCGTTTGTAGATGAAACACGACAAAAGTACAGAAAAGATTACGGTCAGTTACTTAGCTGTATGACTCAGGATGATTATTATAATTTCATCGAACAATTAGTGAAAGAAGATATTGTAAGAGGTGTACAAACAATTCAATACCAGGTTGTAACTTTGATGACTACTAACGGACAGGCTCCATTTATTACAGTGTTCATGGATATTAACGAAGTAGAAGATGGACAGGTACGTAAAGATTTAGCGATCATTATCGAAGAGGTGCTTAAGCAGAGAATCCAAGGTGTTAAAAATGAAGTTGGAGAATGGATCACACCGGCATTTCCTAAATTAATCTACTGCCTGGATGAAAACAACGCTAGACCGGGATCAGAATATTATTACTTAACCGAGTTATCCGCTAAATGTACAGCTAAAAGGATGGTTCCTGACTATATTAGTGCTAAGATCATGCGAGAGTTAAAAGGTGATGTTTATACTTGTATGGGATGTAGATCTTTTCTTACACCAGATCGTACAACTAAGAATATTGCAAAAGCGAAAAACTGGAAGAAAGGTAAAAAATATTACGGTCGATTTAACCAGGGTGTTGTAACGATTAACTTGGTGGATGTTGCTCTTACGACTGTACAACTTGTAGGTAGTTACAACGATCATCGATATAATCCAAGTCTAATCAGAAAAACATTTTTTGATATTCTTGACTATAGACTTGAACACTTATGTTATCCCGCCCTTATGGCGAGACATAAACGATTAGAGGGTACATCGTCCGACGTAGCGCCGATCTTATGGCAGTATGGAGCGTTGGCTAGATTAGAAAAAGGAGAAACGATCGATAAACTTTTACACGGTGGTTATAGTACGATCTCACTTGGTTATGCTGGACTTTACGAAGCTGTAAAAGCGATCACAGGTGAAAGTCATACCGGAGGAGGTAAAGGATTCGCCTTACAGATTATGGAGGGATTAAACGACGCTTGTAATCGCTGGAAAGAGAAAGAAGATATTGATTTTAGTCTATATGGTACTCCGTTAGAATCCACAACTTATAAGTTCGCTAAATGCTTGCAAAAACGTTTTGGTATCATTCCAGGTGTTACAGACAAGAACTACATTACAAATAGCTATCATGTTCATGTAACAGAAGAAATCGACGCGTTTACTAAGTTAAAGTTTGAATCTGAATTTCAGGCATTGTCACCAGGCGGAGCGATTAGTTACGTAGAAGTACCGAACATGAACGACAATATACCGGCCGTCTTATCTGTAATCGAATTTATTTACGACAATATTATGTATGCCGAATTAAATACTAAATCTGATTACTGTCAAGAGTGCGGATATGAGGGAGAGATTAAGATCGTAAAAGATGAGTCTGGTAAATTGGTTTGGGAGTGCCCAAACTGTGGTAATCGTGATCAGGATAAAATGAATGTTGCACGTCGTACGTGTGGTTATATTGGTACACATTACTGGAATCAGGGACGTACACAGGAGATTGCAGACAGAGTATTACATTTATAGGAGAGAAGAAATCATGAGATTCATTGTTAAAGATAAACTATACGATACTGATAAAGCTGAATTACTATGTACATTTAGCAAACAGTGGAAAAGTGAAACGATATTAGGAACATTGTACCCTTATCGAGATACCTATTTATATAAGACCGCTAAAGGTGCTTATTTTATCACGTCCACCGCTGACAATGGTAAAAATTATATCAGAGTGGTTGAAGAAATAACAGCTAAATATTACTTGATGAATAATGACTATGATAAATATTGTGAAATGTTTGGACCATTAGAGGAGGGATAAACGATTATGGAAGATTTTAAACAGGAGTTAAAAAAACAATGGTACGCTATATATCCATTTAGCGATATGTGTATAGATGATGATCGTTTTCTTAACGCTCGCGATATTAATGTACGGATGTTATATAGAGGTGTAAAAATAGGGTGTAGTTGTATGGTAACTAACGGAATGTTAGAAAAAGAAGATATCACCTATTTAGTAGAGGAGACGATAAGATTATTACAACAAGCTATGACTAAAGAAATATTGGAGGTAATATTATGACAAAATCAGAATTTAAAGCAATTGTAGAAGATGGTATTAACAGAGGACGAGCTTTTATGGCTGTAAAAATTAGTACAGGGGGTCATTCAGGACCAGAGGTTATTGTTAATGGATCAGAAAATTTTAAAAGAAAACTAGCGTATTATGATAAAGCTTATAACGACAACATGGAACATATTAAGGCTAAAAAATCAGGTACGTTAATTAAGATTGAGGATGTACTATTAACAGGAAATCTAAATGATCTAAACTGGTTTGCTTACTAAGGAGGGTAAGATGGATGAATTAAAAACAGAAATTCCAGGTGAAAAAGAACTCAGTATTATACGGTATCTATTAAACGAAATCGACGAAGAGAGAGCATATAACAAAGCTTACCGGGAAGAATACGAAAAAGCTAGCACATTAGCAAAAGAAAAAAATTCTTTTTATTGGTGCTTTATGGATCGTAAAAAGTTCCCTCATGATCCTAGGAACTCAATTATTAAATCCAACATTAAATTGGTCCGCCGTTTGTTATTAAAAGTAGAAAAAGAGGTAAAGTAATGGGAATTAAGATTAATATTCAGTTAGGAAACTGTAAGGAGAAAATTAAAGTAAAATATTTCGACAAAGAGATCGAAAAGTTAGAGAAAATCAGTAAAGGAGATTGGATTGATCTAAGATCTGCGGAAACAGTGCAACTTAACGCTGGTGATTATAAGCTTATTCATTTAGGTGTAGGTATGATCTTACCTGACGGTTACGAAGCGATTGTAGCGCCTAGATCATCCACACCGTCTAAGTTCGGTGTGATTCTGAGTAATTCAATCGGGGTGATCGATAACAGTTATTCAGGCAACACCGACGAGTGGAGATTTCCGGCGTTGGCGATCCGTAATACTATTATCAAGAAAGGTGATCGTATCGCGCAGTTTAGAATCATTAAGAACATGGATCCGGTAGAATTGATTGAGGTTGATCATTTAAATGCGATCTCACGCGGTGGTATCGGATCGACAGGATGGAGGTAAAACGCAATGGTAAAAATTTTATTTGATGGACTGATTAGTTTAATTCTTTTAGCGGGTGAGATCATCGTTGTTGGTTTTATATTACTTTTGATCGTCGCTCTTTATCGTACACTTACTAAAAAGAATAAATAAGCATTAACAAAAAGCATAACAGAATCATAACAAAATCATGGATCATAACAAAAACTGAAAATTTTTAAAAAATTGGGGATAACAAAAACAGGTATATAACAAAATTAAAAAAACATTGTGTTATAGTTTTTGTTATTCCTAAATCGAAAAACTGTTTTCAAAAAGTAAAAACGTGTTTCGATTAACTATAAATATATACATATCTATAACACAATAACATAATTATTACTTAAATTAAGAGTAAATATAAATATATATAGTAAGTAATGTTATATGTTGTATGTATATAGGAATTACGATTTTTTTTGTTATTTTGTTATGATCTAAATTCGGGAGGAACAATTATGGAAGATTTAGAGATCAAGGAGATTGAAAAGAAGAAACGCTCGCTTAAGCGTTACAAAAAAAATAGGGCGCTTGTAAACCGCCTCGAGGAAAAGCTCAATCTCTTAGATAATAGAATCACATCTTTAAGGTCTCCTAAATTGTCCGATATGCCTCGAGGCGGTACTCCTATTACAACCGAGGATCTTGTATCAGATAAGATTGAACTCGAGGAACGTATCGAGAGACTAAAGACAAAAGGAAAGAAATTACGATCAGAGATCTTAGAAGAGATAGATACGTTAGATGAAGTAAAACACGCTGAAATATTAGAAATGTTCTTTATTGATTGCATGAATCCGGAGGATATAGCCGGAGCGATCCCCTGTAATATCAGAACTGTATATAGATTATACAGCGAGGGTGTCAGATTGTTAACATTAAATGAGCAGTAAGTTGACATTACATAATACGGAAATGAGGTGTATTATTGTATTGTGGCGATCTGAGGAAAGGTCGTCCGATCGGTTGAAGCCTCCATTAAGTATGAGACCTGGGAATTATCCCAGGTCTTTTCTGATGGGTAACATATGGGCGTTTAGCTCAGTGGTTAGAGCGGTGGCCTTATAAGCCATGTGTCACGTGTTCGATTCATGTAACGCCTATTAGAGGGGAGGTATATCTATGTTACTTAAATCCTGTAATAGATGTGGCAACCTTATACCCTATGGATCTACATACTGTAAGATATGTACTCCTATTGTTAAGGCAGAGAGAGAAGCTAGGATACAAGAGTCAAGATCAAAGAGTAATAAAGCATACAATAAGAAGAGAGATCCGAAGTATGTACGCTTTTATAATAGTACACCTTGGAAAGTATTGTCAGCTAAGAGATTACAAGATGATGATTATCGTTGCGCCTGGTGCGGTGGTATTGCTACTGAGGTTGATCACATCATAGAGATTAAGACTGATGAAGGATGGGATAAGCGATTGGACTATGATAATACTCGATCCTTATGTCATGATTGTCACGACAAAAGACATAAACGATTTAAAAGAAGAATGAAATATAAGAAACGTCCTAAAGGTTTATAGTGCTGAGAACGCACAATAGCCTCTTAGAGACGTTTTTATTATGTAGCCTTATATGGTATCAATTAACGAAAATTCGTTAATATATGAGGCTGTGGTGCTGTTAGGGTAGGGGGTGGTCAAAATTCTACGGAACCTCTAGGGGATAACGGTACAGGGGGAGGTCTTTGTAGAAAAAACTCCCCACGAGAAAATTTAGGAGGAAGATTATAATGATTAAAGCAGAATTTAAAAGTTATGGATCATACACGACTGATTCTGTCAGCCAGTGGGATCTTAATCAGAAACTTACTATCAGTGGTTTAGATATAGATGTAGCTCCTGTCTTAGCATTTTCTTGTTTTGGAATGTATGAATCTATAATCGTACAATCCAAACTATCTGACGGAGTAATTACCTGTGATGTACCTAATGCTATATTACAGTTTGGTAAAAACTTAAATGTTGATCTATGCAGTGAAACCGGTGGACAATACAAAGCATTTGAAAAAATGATTATACCTGTTAACAGACGAAAAAAACCATCTGATTATTTATTTACTGATAATGTATCACTGTCTACTTATGAAAGTATAAAAGCTGATTTAGAAGAAGATATTAACAGTAATAAAACTTACATGGACAAAGTTAAAACTGAATTAAAAAATGATAATAAAACATTGAATGGAAGAATCGATACTATACTAACAGGTACTGTAAATACAACAAAACTAGTA